AGGTCTCCTAAAAGAATGGGATTTTTGCCCCGTTCCTTCAGTCGTTTGCGTCCCAATTGCATTCGGGTGTTGCTTCCTTTACGGTCGCTATCACCTCAGCTTGAACTGCTGCACTAATGGCTTCATGTGTACTGGCACGTCGGATTATGTCCTCAGCGTCAGTGCAAAGCATGCCCGTGTAGAGAAGTAGATCAATCATGGGATGAACGCTCCGTTCCGCGACTTACTTGCGTCCAACAAAGTTGGATGAACGATTTCATGATGTAGTATTATATAGAAAAGAAGAAATGTATCAACGGATACATCTTTTCTTACCGCAATAGTCTGCACAGATGTGCGGTCTATTACTCCAAGATTCTACCAGAGTGTGTTGGAAAAAGGGAGTTTGCAATACATCATGTAACGAGTGGTGCTCTAAGGAGATAGTTTTGATACCGCCCTGCTCCTCAATCAAAGGGATCACGTTGTCCCAGAAGACCTTCTGCATATACTCTGCACCCACTCCCTTGTTTGGGTTGTTGATGTCACGGAAGACCGCAGGTGCATCAGGATCATTGTCAATATAATATCCAGGGTAGAAGAACCTGAGACGTGACTGGTGGAAGCAGCAGGCATGCACCACACCCCTACTATCAATCCTCAGTTGCCCAGGACTGCCTTTGGTATGACCATAGCGACACACGACCTCTGAGTCCTCTGCTACGGGGTCTGGACGGTACGTTTGGTCTGGATCATCTGCTACCTGCAGGGTGTGCACCTTATCCCTGTAGGAATACGTAAACTTACCGTCTCCACGTCCACTGGCGTCATACATATCATTGACACGAGTGTGTTGGAAGTCTTTGAACCTCCACAGTTTGCTCAGTGTCTTACATCTTTTTATCTGGTGTTGGTTGTGCTTGAACACCAGCATCCTCCACACAGCAGGACCACCTGCCTTGATGAATGCTTTAGCACTCTGCATCACCTTCTTGTAGTCCACACCCACACGGTATTGCTGCAGGGTATCTTCTAGACCATCAATAGAAAAGATGAGGAAACTATCTTTGTGTGATGCTCCCATGAGAGCACCAAGTCTGCCCCAGAATTCATCGTCACGGGTACCACCGTTGGTACTCATCTGGAAGACGATGTTGGGGTTGGATTTCAGGGTGTAGGCATATATCTCAAGCAGATCATCACATAATGTTGGCTCACCAAAAGACCCTTGGAAGTAGATCAACTCTGTCTTCTCAAGGGTCTCTTGTGGGAACCATGTCTTCCACTGTTGAAGTGAAATCTTTGACAGGTTCATTGATGGATCGGGTGCGAGCACCGCAACCTCATCGTTATATGATGTCTTATGTCTGGCACACAGAGGACACTTGGAGTTGCAATGATCTGTTAGATCAATGAGAAACTTCACTTATCACGCCAGTGGATCTCAGGGTACGCTTTCTCTACAACACTACGAGTGATGCGATACTTGCTTTGCAGTTCACCATCCTTGACCAGGGTAACGATCTCTGCCTCATCAGCATGGAGTGACTCCAACAGTTGAATCAGCAGGGTCTCCCGACGCATCTGAGAAATCTTGTCGTTGCCGCCACGGATAAAGTTATACAGTGACCGCCACTCATGCACCAGACGGGTGTGTCCATCGGTACCAGCAGGTGATTCGTTCTTCTTGTAAGGAACAGCACCCTCAGGGATGGCAGACTTGATACCCTTATCGAAGTTCCAGATAAGGATTGCCTTCACGTCATCCCGTTTGTGGGATTCCAGTAGTTCAACCTTCTTATCCACAGTCTTAGCACCGTGTACTGCTTTGAACAGTTCGGAGACCAGTGGATTGTTAGGAAGTTTTGCCATGATTAGTCGTCAAATTCATCGAGGTAGGGGGTCTCACCTTCAAATCGGAAAGAGATTAGAGTGTCGGCAACAGGGTTGCCATGTTCATCGAACATCTCAGGGTGAGAATATTGGGGAGTTACATCGTGGATGTAGGCACGAACTAGATATCCAATCACTAAACCTATTCCAATTGTTTGCAGTAAGATTACCGCACCCATTGCGAGTAAGACAGCAGTTGAATCGAGCGCCATGCTAATTCTCCCTTTCTATATGTAGCGAAAATCTCCTTCCAAATATTTTGAAAAGAGGAATGAGTTTTGGTGCACGCTTCCTCCGATTATACATCAGAAGAGTGCCCCTGTTCTTTAGATCATCTCCAAACTTTGAAGATGTTGTAGTGTCTCTTTGCATCCACCAATTGCTTTGTTGTTGATAGAGACTTGTGGGAAGGTAGCACCCTCCTCAAACTCATCGTAGAACTGCTCGCGAGTAAAATCTTTATCGAGTTTGTATTCAAGATACTCGATGTCAACTGCCGTAAACAGTTGACGAACTCGGTCACACCATTGACAATTATCCTTTGAATACAGAACTGCTTGCATTTTACCAGCGGTTTTGGTTGAGTTTTACGATGTTGCCTACGACGACGAAGCGGTCAGACCCCTCAGTCATCTTGTCTACGCCATGCATGGCGTAAGAAGGATATAGCATGAGATCCCCACTCTTTTGACACTCAGGATAGAATTTTTTATCTCCCACCTGAAAGTAAAAGAGTTTGGTGTCGGGGACATCAACAAAATGCACCCACGAAATGAGTTGACGTGGGTCCTCGTAGTGATTGTGGACATCAATCACTGCTTCGAGGTCAAGTTTATATAGTTGACCCCATATGCTGCTGTAACTATAGATGGTCTTACCCATAGGCAGACCGATGTCACCGAGAATCTTTTTGAGTTTAGGGACGTAAAGTTGTAGAAGATCCTTGTCAATAAAGTTCCCTTCTACAGTGGGTGCTTTATTGTTTGGGTTCTTATGAAATCCTGTGTAGTGTTGTCCCCAGTTCTTTCTATTCTCGATGGAATCTTCTCCTCCTTTTAGGAAGAAAGGATCATCATACCTCTGCTTCAGAGTTTGGATTAGTTCCGGCGGGTGCTCCCACTTCTCTGAGTAAAGAATCATTTTCTGGAATAATCAATGTCACATCTATGTTTCCAATAGCAGAGACTACCGACTCAATGGCGGATGCCATGTGCCGATAGCCTGTACCAACATAGATTTGCCCCGCCACCACTGAGACTGTCGCAACGCCCCAGAACCAATAGTAGTATCTTGATTTGACCTGATGTCGTTTGGTCATTACGAAAAGGTAACTGAGATATTATAGGATACCTTAGTTACCTTGTCAAACATCACTCAGGACGCTCAGGATAGGAACCGGTCTTGATCTTTTCACGCTCCATGTATTCGATATCGGCTTGCACTTCCTTCTTGGCAAGTTGCTGCTTACGGTACAGATCCATGCTGATATCATGCTGCTCACGATCGATACGCTTCCAGATACGCTCACGGAAACGCCAGGAGGGAGACTTATCGGAGCGATCAAGTGTCTCGCCAGTACCATCAAGGGAAAGGTTGCCCTTCGCATCTACCTTGAGCTCACTCCGAACATCAGTGGAGGAAAGCGAAGTACAGTTCTTTGAAACCGACATCTCTTGTTTTACGACTGTTATACAGAGGTATTTAGTAAAGGTTCTCCTCTTGCTCAGTTACAATGGTCACGTCAGAAGTCGGATAGGAGACACAGGTCAGAAGGAAACCTGCTTCAATCTGATCGTCATCTAGGAACGATTGATCTTCTTGGTTGACAGTGCCAGACTCAATCTTGCCTGCACAACTGGAGCATGCACCTGCACGACAGGAGTAAGGGAGATCGATGCCTGCCTCATCAGCAGCGTCGAGAATGTATTGATCAGGAGCACACTCGACAGTGTGGTCTCCTTCGGAAGTCTTGAGAGTAACAGTGAACATAAACTTACTGAACGTGAATTGTGCCAGTCATACCTGCACCTTGGTGAGGACCACAGAAGAACTCATAGTCTCCTGGGTCAGCAAATACAACGTCTTGAGTCTCTCCGGGAGCAAACAAGAGTGCTTCTCGGGATAGATCTGCACGACCTTCTACAATAATATTGTGAGGAGGTAGTGCTTGGTTGACAAAGTGGACGCTGTCACCTGCTGAAATTGTGATCTCATTAGGTTCAAATACTAGGTTGCCACCGGCACCCATCTGTACATCAACTGCCCAGGCAGGTAATGCAAGGAATAATGTAGCGAGGAAAGCAAAGATGAATTTCATTTGCGAATCGCAGACACATTATGTATCTAAGTATTATTCCTTACCCACTATTGTATCATAAAAAATCTTAGAACCCTAATTTTTGCCGGAGATTTTTTTTCTGTTTTACAGAAACTCAATCCCCATTTCGCTCTGCCAGGATCTCTTGGTCCTTCCTGTAACTAGGACGTTCCCTGTCATACTTGGTCCACTTACCATACATCTCTGACTTTTTATTTGACCGGGGGTCTTGAATGATATAACTTTTATCACCACGCTCAGGCCAGAAGTCTTGCATCTCTCCCTCACGATCAAGGTCGAGAGTGATGCAGTGCAGTCCACCATCCCAGAAGTAACGGTGCCTGAAGTTCACGATGTGACCTGTGATGCCATGCCTTTCAAAGGCATCGAACACTTTCTTATTGTAGTTGTTACAGATGACATTCTTCTCATCCACCACCAGCATATTGATATCAAAGACCGTCTCCTCAACATAGATCACCCAGTCATTCAACCAAGTCTCCACAAACTCAGTCAACGCATCGTTGTCTTCCTCTCCAGGAACCCACCAACGTCCTTTGTTTTTCTTCTTGATCTTCAGGAAACCATCCATCTGCTTCCATCCACTGCCAGGAATACGACAGACCTCCCATCCAGGGAATGTTTCTGCGAAGAATTCTTCTTTAGAAATAGTAACTAACAATCCTGGTTTGACTGGAGTCAGAGCACCATCACCATGTCCAGGAACATACAGAGGATGATTTCTAAACTCAGGGAACAAACGCTCCCACTTCGCCATGAATGTATCCTGGTTTGCCAGGTTCATGATGTTGTTCAGGGAGAAATATAGATCCCTACCACAACTAATGACGGCAGCACTGTTGACGTACTGATTGTATACAACGTCACCACCCTGGTCTTTGAACCACTTCTCTGCATCTTGGAACTCATTGTATTCTCTGTTGACCCTGTAAGGATCACCAATGGTATTAGTAGCAGCACTCAGACACAGTCTCTCCATGTCCTCTAGATCTAGTCCTACCAGCAGTCCACCCAGACTGTAGGCGTGACCATCACGACGCTGGGACCCGTAGTTATGATAGAAGTCACGGAGTTCCTCAATGGGATCCGTATTCTGAACACCCCTAGCAGGTTTCATCATGTCAAGGATGAACTCTGCAACCAAGTCAGCACCAGGTTGCATCCACTCACGCTCACAGTCCTGATTGTGGATGCTGTAGATCATCTCTCGAAGATCTATGTTCTTTAGGTAATCACTGTTCGGCATGTACAGTTTGTCACCGATCACTGCAAGGTGATCCCGTGGAATCATTGCCGAAGGATACTTACATTGATACCCCCAGTTATGATCCTTCTCCCAGTCGTCAGAAATATTAGTTCTAATAACATTGACACCTAACTCCGTCAATTTATCGCAGAGTTTTTGGTAGTCTTCCTCAGTTTCCTGAGCAATTCTTTCCATCCCAGCACGTGCTTTGGGATCTTTGATGTATGAATAAAACTCAGGAGGATATGATCTGCCAACAAGACACGTCTTCAGTTTGTCCCACGGTTGGTAAACAGATGGCATAGCAAAAAGAAACCTGCCCTATTTAGAGAGCAGGTAAATGAGTCCAGGGATGATAATAAAAAACTGTGGAAGGAAATTCATGACGATGGCACGTTCCTTCCACTTGATTCCTACGTACGTCCAACCACTAGCGCCCAGCAGTTGAAGGATACTGTTCCAAGGGGTCCACCCCATCACATGAAAAACCATGGCGATGAGGATGATCGTTGCTGATAACCACTTGATTTGTTGAACCATTCCAATGCCTCAGGACCCCGCTAACAATAAAAATATTAGTACAAAGAACGCTGAGAAATAGAACAGTCCGTACGCCAGCCACGTAGTTGTCATAGGGTTTCGTTCTGTCATCAGAGAAACTCCCTAACGAATACTTCCAAATCTCCCAGAGTTTCATTTGATAAATCCTTCATCCTCAAGATACTGACGAGTCAGTGGAGTGGGTTCGTAGTCAGTCCACATTGTACCAGCAGCACAAGAGGTCAATGCTTTCTGGGTCATGCCTTCAGTCTTACCTGCCCAGGTTGCTTCCTTCTCCCATGGCCATGCACTCTTGGGATACCCACGCTCAACAATGTCCTGCCACAGTTGGGGAACAGTATCTGTTGGCAGGATGATTGCAATCATGCTGTTCTTGATGGTACCTGCCATGCAATCCTGTGCAGCATGCCATCCCTCATGCCTCATCACACTCATGAATGTGCTCGGGCGAGTCATGAACTGCTTGTTCAAATAAAAATGATTGCTGACCGTGTGATAGACACCACGATGCATGGGAGGGAAATACTTATCATCAGCAAGATGCACATCAACTCCAATCTTATTGAAGGCATCCATCATCTGATGGAACTCATTCCGCACAACATCCCAGTCCCGTCCGGGGTTGAGTTTTGCTACGTCATCGATGGAAGTAATCTTTTCTACTCCGTCAGTGCATTCCTTCAGGAGCATGCACCCCATGGCATCCATGGTTTTGTATCCCTTAGTAATCTTACCTTCGTGTGCTTCAAGGGGAACAGTTGCACCATGTGCTGCTCCCAACAGAAGACCAGTAAGAATATATTTGAACATAAAAATAGGAGGTCGTTAGACCTCCTTATCTTAGCATAACTATCTGGATTTTGCCAGACAGTGTCCATGCGGCGACGATATGTTCTTATTTATAGTGCGTTGCCTCGTGGAAGAACTTCTTCTGGGAAGATAAAGTTCTCATGTGGTTGGTCAGCAGGTGCCATCCAAGCACGGAGTCCTTCATTCAAGAGGATGTTCTTAGTGTAGAAGGTTTCAAACTCTGGATCTTCTGCTGCACGGATCTCCTGAGAGACGAAATCGTAAGCACGGAGGTTGAGAGCAAGACCAATGATGCCAATGCTGGATGTCCACAAGCCCATAACAGGAACAAATAGCATGAAGAAATGAAGCCAACGTTTGTTGGAGAAAGCAATCCCAAAGATCTGAGACCAGAAACGATTGGCAGTAACCATTGAATAGGTTTCTTCTTCCTGTGTCGGTTCAAATGCTTTGAACGTGTTCGCTTGTTCACCATCTTCAAAGAGTGTGTTCTCAACGGTTGCCCCATGGATAGCGCAGAGTAATGCTCCACCCAGGATACCGGCAACTCCCATCATGTGGAAGGGATTCAAGGTCCAGTTGTGAAATCCTTGTAGGAACAACAGAAATCTGAAGATTGCTGCAACACCGAAGGATGGAGCAAAGAACCAACTGCTTTGCCCCAAAGGATAGATGAGGAAAACAGAAACAAAGACAGCGATGGGACCAGAAAAAGCAATCGCATTGTAAGGACGGATACCGACAAGACGTGCAATCTCAAACTGACGAAGCATGAATCCGATCAGTGCGAAAGCACCGTGGAGGGCAACGAATGCCCAGAGTCCACCGAGTTGACACCAGCGGACGAAGTCTCCCTGTGCTTCAGGACCCCACAGGAGAAGGAGACTGTGACCCATTGCATCAGCAGGTGTGCTGACAGCAGCGGTAAGAAAGTTTGCACCTTCGAGGTAACTGGAAGCGAGTCCATGGGTGTACCAGGAGGTGACAAAGGTGGTGCCTGTAAGCCAACCACCGATTGCCAGGTAGGCAGTAGGGAGGAGGAGAAGTCCAGACCAGCCAACAAAGACAAACCTGTCTCGTTTCAACCAGTCATCAAGGACATCAAACCAACCCCTTTGTTGTTGTTGGAGCGTTGATGCGACCATAGTTACTTGCTGTAAGTGTCGTAGTTGAGGTTATCGTCGTGCTCTTTCAGCAGTTCGTAGTCAAACCGATCGATGATCCGTAGACGTTGTTCTGCTGCAGAGATCTTGTCCAAACACTGATTGATAATGTGTAAGGACTCCATGTCTACTGAACCAGAGGACACGGCAGCGACGTGAGCAGGAGGACGATGATCTAAACGATGTTCGATCTTCGCATTCTGTTCAGCGATCTTATCTCTGCATGAATCTCTAAGATGTTGCAGAGTATTGCGACGAATATTCATATCAAAAAAATAGGGGGTCCTAAGACCCCCATATTATAACAGAAAAATAGTATCAACCGATGCTAGGAGCGGTGAGTGCAACAGGAGTTGACTCAGCAGCAGCAAGATCGAGAGGGAAGTTGTGAGCATTACGCTCATGCATGACTTCCATGCCCAGACCTGCACGGTTCAGGACATCAGCCCAGGTGTTCAGGACGTGACCCTGGTTGTCTTGGATTGACTGGTTGAAGTTGAAGCCGTTCAGGTTGAACGCCATAGTAGATACTCCAAGGGCAGTAAACCAAATGCCCACAACGGGCCAAGCAGCAAGGAAGAAGTGAAGAGAACGACTGTTATTGAACGAAGCATATTGGAAAATAAGCCGTCCGAAATAACCGTGCGCCGCCACGATGTTATAAGTCTCTTCCTCCTGACCAAACTTGTAACCGTAGTTTTGAGACTCTGACTCAGTCGTCTCACGAACGAGGGACGACGTGACCAGACTGCCGTGCATAGCACTGAACAAAGACCCACCAAATACACCGGCAACACCAAGCATATGGAAAGGATGCATAAGGATATTATGTTCAGCCTGAAAGACGAGCATGTAGTTGAACGTACCGGAAATGCCAAGAGGCATGCCGTCTGAAAAACTGCCCTGCCCAAACGGGTAGACAAGGAAAACTGCGGATGCAGCAGCGACTGGAGCGGAGTAAGCAACACAGATCCATGGGCGCATGCCCAGACGATAAGAGAGTTCCCACTCACGACCCATGTAGCAGAAGACGCCAATAAGGAAGTGGAAGACAACCAGCTGGTAAGGACCACCGTTGTACAACCACTCATCAAGAGAGGCAGCTTCCCAAATGGGATAGAAGTGGAGACCGATTGCGTTTGACGAAGGAACAACAGCACCAGAGATGATGTTGTTGCCATAGATGAGAGAGCCAGCAACTGGTTCACGGATGCCGTCGATGTCCACGGGGGGAGCAGCGACGAAAGCAATGATGAAGCAGATGGTGGCAGCAAGAAGAGTGGGGATCATCAGGACACCGAACCAACCGACATAGAGACGGTTGTTAGTGCTGGTGGTCCACTCACAAAAAGACTCCCAGGACGTTTGCCGGGAGCGTGAAAGAGTAGCAGACATTGAAAAAGGGTTATGTATTAGTGCGGGGAACACTGGTAGATTATTCCTCACCTACCCTCCAGGTGAGGTATGAGAGACGTGGTTTAGACACCCTAGAGGTCTCGGTTTGCGGGGTGTTCATTACATTATGTAACGTGACTTATTTAGTATAACGGATAACCCTACTTTTGTAAAGGCAAAGTAGGAGAGATCACGTTACGTTCAATGAACTCAGAGTGATCATGTTTAGCAAACACAAATGGATGCAATCCAGTGATCTCTCTAAGTTCAGCAAGGATTTCTCGTCGCTCCTTCCACTGAGTAGGATGTCCTGCTTGTGGATGTCTTTTGCGACGATACTTTTTACCCTGCTGTCCAAACAATATACCACAACTTCCTGCTCTGTGCAAATACTTTCCTCTCTTATCTCTCCATACTTCATGCCACCCATCTTCAATGAATGTCATCTTCTTATTGGTGAACTGCTTAGCAGCATCGAAAGAGATCTGGTCACGGTTAGGACCAATCAATGCATACTTCCACCAGAGATCACCGAACTCTTCATAGTTCTCTAGACGACGCCAGATAGATCCCAGGACAGGACTGCTGTACTTCTTGAAGTCATACTCCATCCACTTCAGGATCCGAGTGATCTGTAGTTGCTGCTCCTTGGTGTTCATAGAGGACATGAACCCTTCCAGGATCTCGTCATAGTATGAGTAGCGATTCACATGACGGATGACTGTGAAGGAATCCTCTTCAAAGTATCTCTTACTGTTCTCCACATACTCTTTGGTCATGATGTAGCAACCATCAATCCAAACAACCTCCTCACCCTCATCAAAGACCTTGTGAGGATTGATCTTGACGTAGGAGGAACGAATACGAGGACAGGTATGAACACATGGGATGGGTCGGAACTCCCATGGTCCTTTCCTCTCGACAGTATCGTCCGTGAACATCACATACTTGACATCCGGATCGTAGTAATTCTCATCAGGGATCTCATCATATCCATTAGTGATACAGGAGTAGATAATCATCGGTTCAATACGTTTGCCTCAATCATTGACTGGAAGTTGTGCTTGTAATACAACTTGGGAATCAAACGAGTGCACCTACGGATCTCCTTGAGCATCTCACCTTCACGCTTGTACTGCTCCAGGTCTCCTGCCTGTGGGTGCTTGCCCAGACGGTTCTTCTTACCTGTGCGGTGATCAAAATCAATGCCAACCTCAGGCCAGTAGTTCTGTGCTGGGTGTTTGATTGTCTGCCACGGGATTCCAGTCAGTTGCCGTGCAGTATCAAAGGAGATCTGGTCACGGTTGGGACCAATCAAAGAATACTTCCACCAGATATCGTGGAACTCATACATCTCAGGGATGATGTGCCTCCAGATTGATGCCAGTACGGGACTACAGTATGCCCTGAAGTCATAGTTCAACTCCTTCAACGCCTCCATGATCTCCACCATCTGCTCCTTGGTGTTGAAGGAAGACACGTAACCTTCCATCACCTCCTCAACAAAGTTGAAGCGGCAGGGATGGATCATGTGGGTCAACTTAGACCGTGACAGGATGCTCTTAGAGGTATCAACAAACTCTTTGGTGATGGTATAACACCCATCAATCCATACAGTTGCCTCACCTATCTCAAAGTAATGGTGAGGACAGATCTTGGGGTGAGCAGACAGTCTCCGAGGACACTCGTGCTCTACCTTGATGGGGTAGGACTCCCACTGCTCAGGAACTTCTACTGTCCCATCAGTGAAGGCAACGTACCTGACATCCGGATCATAATAATGTTCATCAGAGAACTTATCGTATCCGTTGGTGACGCAAGTGTAGATAATCATGTTGGATGTGGGAAGAAGAAAGGATCGTCGAAGTGTGACCTGATAGTTCGATTGGGTCTTCGCATGACACCAGTCTTTCTATTCGTATACCACAGCAGACTGTGGTGTGGGTTCAAAACGTTCAATTTTTTATACTTATAATCGAAATCAGATGACATATCTCCGAACAACCAGACAGGTTCATCACCCTCAGTAACGACAGCACAGCGATAGTTCCTTGAGTTCTTTTCAAGACCAGTCACCTTACACAGGATGTCTACTGCCCACTCAGGGTTGACATGATACTTAGTGCCGTACCTACCACCCTTGTTCGCCCACCACTCACCACCATCGCTGGCATCTGACCAGACATCAATCAGATCTCTGGCAGGAACAGTGTTGTACTTCACCCCACCCATCTGCAGTGCCACTGCAAAGGACAGTTGATCTCTCCTACCTCCCTTGAGGTACCAGTCCCACCAGAGTTGATCGAAGTCAGTCTTGCCCTTCCTCCAGAGGATCGTACACAGTGGTGACAGATAGTCTTTGAAGTTATACCCTGCCTCAGCAGCAGCAACCGTGAACTTATACACATCATCGAAGGGAACCAGTCCCCTACAAATGTATTCAGCACACTCTTCAAGGTATCTATGACAGTGTGGATGTTCTATTACAGTAAAAGTATCCTGTGAAAGGATGAATTCAGACACTTCATAAAACTTATTGTTTAGTGTATGAAGTTTACTCGCATCGATATACACATTCGGTTCGTCGAATGGGCATAGCATCTTGACTATACGTGACATACGTACAGGATCAGACGAGAACCCAGGGATGTACTCCAGTTCCCATCCTTCCTGCTCCTTTACACTTCCATCATGGAAACAAACACACCTACAATCGAGATCTAATTGTGGTAACTGAAAGTATCCGTTGGTGATGGATGTGTAGAGGATCATATGATGCCGTAGTGTTTCATGTAGAACTCATGAAACTTGTACTTGATATACAGGAGTGGTTTTAGTTTGGTGATCTTCTCTAGATCCTTTATGAACTGATCGACCTTGGTGTACTGAGTCTTGTCCCCATACTGAGGGTGCTTCTTGACTCTACCAACCTTGTGCTGGAATCCCATCTTGATACCAGAGTCAGACCTGTTCTCATAGTACAGAGGTTTGGTACCGGTCAATTGAACGGCAGCATCAAAAGGAATACTGTCCCTATTGATGCCTTTCTTACTCCAATTATACCACTCTTTGTTGAATTTGATTGTGTCATCATAGATATACCTCCACACGATTGAGCACTGGGGACTGGAATACTTGTTGAACTTATAGTTTGTGTTGCTCAATGCCTCAGTGATCTCCACTCCTCCCTCGTAGGGGAAGAAAGCACACGTAAATCCTTCTAGCAACTCGTCGTAGTAGGAGAACTTGCTGATGTTCCTGAGTGTGGTGAAGGGGAAGGAGTACAGACTCTTCTCAACAAACTCTCTGGTGTGTACGAAGCATCCATCTACCCACACTGTGTAGGTTCCTTTGTCAAAGAACTCGTGGGGGTTGCACTTCGGATAGAACGCCAGGTCTCTAGGGCATTCGATGTCCAGATCTAGTTTGATGTACTCCCATGGTCCCTCGGTGGTATCAATGGTTCCGTCATGGAAGCACACGTACCTGATCTCAGGGTCGTAATAGTTCTTGCTAGGGATAACGTCGTGCCCATTAGTGATGCACGTGTAGATAACAACCTGGTCCTTCCTTACACGGACACCTTCTTGGTACGGATAGGTATTGAATGACAGTCCTAACTTGCCACCGATACCGTAGTACCTCATGTAAAACTCATGGAGTTTGTACTTGGAGTGCAGTTTTGCCTCAAGACCAGTGATTCGATCAATGTCTTTGAGGAACTGGTCTACCTTCTTGTATTGATCTAGGTCACCCAGTTGCTCATGCTTCTTGAGTCTGCCCTTCTTGTACTTGAATCCAAATTTGATACCACAATCATCCCGGTTGTCATAGAACCGTGGGGTTACACCTGTGAACTGCATGGCAGCATCAAAGGGAATCGTATCCCGGTTGATGCACTTGCCCTGCTCATACCATTCCTGATTGAACTTGATCACCTCAGGTGTCAACTGTCTCCAGACAGCAGAGCACTGTGGACTGGAGTAGTTCAGGAAACTGTAGTTCCTATCTGCTAACGACTGAGTGTAGCTGATTGCTGTGCTGTATTTGTAGAAGGCACAGGTAAATCCTTCCAGAATCTCATCGTAGTAGGAGAACTCTCCTCCATGACGTAGGACAGAGAAGGGGAAGCATCCACGGGATCTCTCTATGAAGTCATAGGTATGGTCGAAGCACCCATCAATCCATACTGTGTATGAGTTGGGCGGAAAGAACTCTTGTGGATTTGCCTTGACATAGAACGCCAACTCTCTAGGGTTATCAATCCCAAGGTGCGAAACATCAACATACTTCCAGACACTATTCTTCTTCTGATGCGTGGGGACACTCATCCCATCATGAAAGATCCAGTAGTTTACTTTTGAATCGAAGTAAGCATTCTGGGGAATGTCATGCTCATTGGTAATGCATGTATAGACATGCATCTGCTTTGGATCTGCCAGTTCCCCAAACTCATGGGGCAGAGTAGGCACTGCTGCCTTCATTTTGGCAGCAGAAATATCAGTATCCCAGATCTTTACTAATTTCTTTTGGAAGTCAGTGATCTGTTTGTTGTTTGGTCGATCAATATTATAAGAATCCTCGTACTTCTTGACCCGATTGGTGTTGTCAAGACTGACTTGCATCGGTACACGCAGTGCTGTCAGTCCTGTCTCATGCTCAGCGATGGCACTAGCAATCTGATCTCGGTTGACACCCCTCCTATACCATCTTGCCCATGCTCGGTTCCACCTCCTGCACTCCTCAAAGTTATGTCTCCATACAACACAGTTGATGGTCTGCTTGTAGTCCTTCTTGGGGTATGGGTTCGCATCCTCCAGCATCTTCTCAGACATCTTAGTGATGTCCACGCTGTTGGAGAACCCATCGGAATATAGTTTGTTGAATTCTTCTAGCAGAGTCCTCGGTTCAGGATGCTCCTGCAGTACAACAAAACTATGTGGATGTTGAAAGATTTTCTTGCTGTAATCAACAAGATTTTGGTCAATATTATATGCAGCGTCTACCCATACAGTCTTTACCTCAGAATCTTTGAAGTAAATGTGGGGTTCATGCTTGATAACATAAGACTTCCTGACAGGGCAGTCAGGAAGTTTATAGTTTAGTTGATCTAGATGTACGTACTCCCAAGGACCTTTGGTTGTAGGGATGCTTCCATCATGAAACAGAACATACCTACAACCCTCCTCAACATATGCGTCAGGAACTGAGTCGTATCCGTTGGTGATGCACGTATAAAAAATCAATTTAGTTTATCAATAGGGTTTGACTTACCCATTGCTTCACTGACAGTGCGGTTGGTGACGTTACCAGGTTCACGCAGGAACCATCCAGTGGCAATGTACTTAGATTTATCACCCGTCAAGAAAGCACCACGGTGCATGTGGGTGTACGTAGCAGGCCAGAGAACAATGGTTCCCTTCTTAGGATGGAACGTGGTTGCCTGATGGTAGAAGTCAGTGCCGCCACCATTCTCAGGGGGGATGTCATTCAGATAGATCATCCACGTCAACACGCGGTCTCGATAGAGGAAGTTCCCATTTTCACAGTGCCATACGTGATACCCACCGCCTGGATCTGTGCGCTGAAGTTTACAAGTCCAAGATGAAATTGGATCACACGAGTCAACAAGACCTTTATACTTCTGAACATACAATTCAAACGCCTGACCGATTGCCTGGTTGACCTGGGCGGTCATCGTCGTGTCACATACTTCGAGATAAAGTTGGTGATCTTTCCGACCCATGCCACCCTTAGGGAATTGAGACTCCCCATCATTGAAGTGGTCGATGGTAAAATCATTTTTGCCGATGGTGGTGACGGTGTGGTCGGAGGATTCTCCTACAAAATGCTTTTTGTTGTACCAGTATTCAAAGACTTCACACAATGAGTCACAGAACTCCCACTTGACGAAGTTCTCAAACACACCGATGTGATCATAGAAAACTGGTTCAGTGAAGTCAGGTTGCTTGATAATCTCTTCTGTCATTGTTGTTGTGCGTGTTCCATGTACACAGATGGTGGTATTCTACCACAATATTCATCTAGTTCCATAATCTGATCGATGGTGTGCTCTCTTGCATCCCTCTCCCAGAACTGTGCTAGTGCTTCGTTACTACCCTTATGGAAGATGTCAATATGTTCTTCATGAATTGAAGAACCCATGTCCAATCTGTAATTGAATAAGGGAGTGGAGTAAGACTTACCACTGTCAAGAATCAAATCCTCTGACACTGCACGAGGTCTGATGTTCTGATCCAGTTTCCACTGGTTGCCACGGAGGTGACACCGGAGGACCTTGGTTGCATGGTGCCTGCTGATCAAGTAACCAGCAGCAGAGAAGTCATTGATGAACCTCTGGTGCAACTTGAGAGTGATCCCATTGGGATTGATGATGGTCAGTTGCAGGCAGTCCCAGTTGATGGGCAGTCGCTTCCTGACATCCTTCCAAGTAAAGGTCCAGTGCTTGACAGTGGAGAGATCGATGTCGTCTTCCATGATGAAGACTTCATCCAGGTCAGTCTCTTCGACAAAGTAACGTAAAGCATTGAGGTGAGACATTACACATGCAATCTCACCCTTGTTCATATTATGAGGAACAGATCCTTTCAGATGCTCCTCATATTCATCACCGTCAACACCGCTGATGCGGTGGTGGTCAGTGAGTCCCCAGTAGTCCAGTTGTTCTTCCATGTATGCCCGACGTTTGGGCACACGGTCTAGGTTGATCCAAAGAACTTTAGGGAACCCCTTCAGTTTGTCGATGGACTTGTTCCTGTCAGTCATTCATACCCCGGCGCTTGCCGTTGAGAACACCACGATACTTCATGTAAGGAGGGTTCTTGTAGTATTCTTCAAACTTTGTCTTACCAAAGTTACGAAGTTCTTCCCACAGAGAACGGTTCTCTTCGATGTGGGGGTTGTTGAACCAGGAGTTAGGAGTACGACGGTGCTCCATGTGGTACACCAGGTCATTCAGACGCAGCACCTGGGAGCAGGTGTTGAAACGAATGTACCGTTCGTCATCTTCATACCCGTAGGCAATGAACCCTTCGTTCTCACCACCCAGTCGGAGGTATTCTTTGGTGTCAAAGAACTGCACGAAACCAAACTTGGCGTCATACAGAGTTGCATGCTGCTGGAATGCGTTGAAGTTGAAGTTGCTGTTGATGAACCGAGTGCAGTCCTCATCATTCACTCGCAACTGATACTGGTAGTCGCCATACCCATAGGGGTAGACACACTTCACAGGTTCAGGAGTTGCATCCGGTTCGTTCGGGGGAATCCAACCATAGAGAATGGCGTTCTGTGCCAGGATGTAGTTGTTCATCGGCAACAGAACATCGCAGTCATAGTTACAGACCACAGGAGTCTGAACCAGCATCAGCATGTCGTTGATCAGACGAGTGCGGTGGAAGACTTCTTCCTCACTCTCCTCAAAGATGTGATGGATCTTCGTCATCTTTTCAGGAGACAATGCTTGATCAAGCATCGGCACCACATTCTTCAGGAAGATAGACTCAACGTCTTGCTCCTTGATGATGATCTGTGTGTCAAAGTTACGCAGCAGATAGATCAGTGTCGTCGTGATGTTACGCATCCGATCAACACTTTCAATCCGCAGGGGGATAATGAAAGTAGTTTGAGTCAAGTCCCAGGAATTTACCGGCTGGACCTGAAGATCCTCGTACGTCCCGAGGTCTTGGATCTCAACACCTTCCTGTTGAATAGTATCAGACATCGATAGATTCCCAGTTAGGGCAATAAAGGTCAGAAGTGTTATGGTCTTTGGTATACCCCGTGCCGAACCAACGGTTAGGAGCAATGATTTTCTTGTCTGGGTTTGTACTCAGCCAAGAACCCCACCATGAGAATGATGAGTTAGCAATGATGAAGTCGTGGCAAAGACTCATCATGCAGAGGTCGGCAACATTGTCACCACCCTCAGAGATCAGGAAGCGATCTTCTACAAATTGTTCGTTACACCAAGCAGGATCATCAGAAAAAACAACGACAGTCCTGTCACTATCAAAGTGCGAAAGTGCCCGATCATAGTAATCCTTGGAGCAGGGAGGATGATTATCACAGTTAGTTATGTAGTCACCCCTCCGAACATGCAGAGCAATTGGTCGGTCTACCGAACCAATCATCTCCTGGCATGGTTCTTTGATGTTGTTCTTGAACTCAAAGTCCTCACGGATCTCTGATTCAATGTGCTTGAACCACTTCTCACTCTGCAGATACCCGTAGACATTATGTCCATCAGGCATCTTGTCGAACAAGTTCTGGTCAAAGTGGAAGTGTTCTTCCTGCACATAAGGACCAGGACATACTGCGATGTTAGTCAGACCAGTAAGTTTGAATGCTTCAAACAGTTGGTGGTCCATCCACTGGTCCTGGAAGTCACTGGGAGGAATACAAAACTCATACCCATGCTTAGCAGCAATGCCACGCAGTCCTGCATACTGGAACATCTGGTTACCCAGACGACCATGACGACCAAGGTGATTGAATCCAATCATTTGTGTTTCTCCTTCAAGTATTCAATCTCCTGAGGTAAAAGGTCTTCAAACTTTCGCTGTGTTTGATGGGGATGTTCCCTGTTGGAAATGTGATAGTGAGTAAGAACTTTTGGATCCCCATAGTTCTTATACAACCTGTAGTACATGTCACAGTCCATCAGCATGGTAAGTTCTTCATCAAAGTATTCACCACACCCATTACGGAGAGCGAGAATAGATGGAGAACTGAGGGTATTGACACCCTCTAGCAACTGGTTGTTGTAGACTGGAATCTTGGGGTTGTAGTGTGTCTTACCATCATCTAGGGTGTGAGCAAATCCAGTGACTGCCCACTCCACCCCTTCAGTAAAGGCAGCGTCAAGTTCAGATGTTAGATTCTTAGTAAGAATCATATCATCACTGAAGATAATTTTCAAGATGTCACCATCTGCCAAACGCATAGCGTTATTAGTATTGGCAGAGATGTTACCTACCTTACTTGGATTGCGAACGTAATTGATCTCAAACAGATCATCATACTCTTCACATGCTTGTAGAACTTTGTTTGATGTGCCATGGTCTGACACCCAAACATTGAAGTTCATTGCCGTCTGCAATGACAAACTATGAAAGATGTCAAACAGATACTGTTGACATCTAGGGTTCTTGTCATGCGTCGGAATGCAAATACTTACCCTCATTTACCGACAAATTCCTTGATTTTTCTAGTGAGTCTAGGGACTACGTCATTGTCACTATGGAATTGTTTGGCAATCTCATAGTTTTCTTCGATGGCACTCTGTCTCCAGTCGTACTTGTCTGCATCAAGATGTTTCATGATACATTCAAGTTCTTCTAGGTCATGGAATACAATCACTCCATCCATGTTGAACCAGTCACCAAGGTTAGGACAACCGTAGTAAATGGGTACCGTTTTTGACGCAAAGCAATCAATAATCTTTTCAGTAAAGTAATTCTGCTGACGAGAATTCTCTACTGTGATATGGAACTTGGCAGTCTCAAAGAAATCATTCCTCCTATCATGGAAAGGAGGTGACATGTGTGCATAATATTGTAAACCATTGGATACGTCAACCTTTTTGAGGATTTCAAAAATTTCCAGACGCATGTTGTGACCAACAGTTTGACTCTTGCTACTGGTAACAAAGGAAACATTGTTCCCCTTGTCCAGGATAAGGTCAGGGAAGTTCAACCAACTGGATCCCCACTCAAACAATTCTGCTTGAGGGTATTGGTCAATGATCTTCTGAGTGAACGTGTAGATCTTATCGAAGTGATAAGCACCACGAAGTGCTCCCTCAGTGACCGTAGGGAGGATTGAGTATGGTTCCGCTAAGAACAGAATCTTTACGTCTGCTTGCGGGTCATAATCAAGGTTGTCAATAGAGATGCTGACAGACTTACCACCAAGGTCAAGATGCTTGTCTTGCCAGGGGTTCCACCACAGAGGATAGTATTTTACTGTCATCGTATCTCTTGAAAATGATAATGAAAACCGAAGGTCTCAATTCCTTCGTGTTCTGGGCACTCTACTTCCTTAGAGAACCTAGCGGCAACTTCCACTGGAGCAAAAACGCATCCTTGCTCCTCAAAAAGATGCCTGTTGTGGACGCATATGTTTCCGTCCTCATTATATAGTCCAGCATTCATATGTTTGTAGAAGGTGCCTTCGTTCACCTCCCAAGGAATCACGACACGGCTGGGGACTTCCAGAAGTTTTCTTGAACGTAAGGAAAACCCTCCATTGCCCACTCGTTGGTTCTTACCCCAGGGATCGAGGAAGGCACTTGGGTCGTCTCTCCACGGGGCACCGATGTAGTCGTATTGTAACCACGCATCATCCCAAAGCCAAGGTCGAATAACAAAACCGTCAGGATGGATAAGGAGGCAATGCGAGGTCCGAATATGATTGAGAAGATTATATATGCAATAAAAATTGAAATCATTGATACTCTGGATTGGATAGGTTTCCTCATACTGTGCTTGATCACACAGACCCTCGGGTCTTCCTTTGCTACCAAGGAACTTGACAGCACCCCATTCGATTGCTTCACATGATTTATTTACCGCATAAACAGCGTCAGGGATGTCAACGTCTGCCAACATGAGCAGAGTTACATCAGGAATCTTTTGCACGTTTCACTGCTCGGTTGAACACTGAGTATAAGTCTAGCAGATTGATGTCAATATTCCTAGCTTTGTCATACAAGTCTTGTGCATTAGACAACATAGTTTTATTGATCTTACCGAAGTCATCTACCCACAAGATGGGATAGTCTTTATAAAGTTCCTCAAGATACTCATCCCTCACCATGATAGGGACACGTCTGAGGTACAACACCTCCCAGTTCCTATGACAATCGACTGCATTACCTTGAGGACAGATCATAAACTTATGATCCTGAATGTCCCTCACGTAGGTGTCGTAGTTTACTCGCTCTCCGACTGTCGCATACGATCTTCCACTAAAGATTGAGCGGATGTTACCACGTTCACTGAGGTTAGTGTGCTCTGCATGATTGATGTACAGAAGCTTTCTAGGTTTTGGGTCAGTCTGCATAGCGTTGAGTAGAACGCTTTGCCTGTCGTCGTTCGCATGTAACTTCCTCCCCACCCCATAAGGGAACGGGTGAAGTTTGCCACCGAAACCCAGGGCATTGGCAGCAAAGACACCCAGAACATTGTCTGGAATATCTATGTCGTCATTGACTGGAGTGTCCTCATTATTACAGAAGACAACAAACTTCTTGTCTGGATAAGAAGCACAGAGTTTCATCAGGTCATTGCGTTTCTGCAGACCATTGATCCAGATCTGATCCTTCTTATTATTACACTTGATTGGTCTATGGTATAGACGTATGTTGTCAATGAAAAGTTTGATGACCTCTTTGTCACACAGGAAATCTGTGTTGGAAGGGTTGGCGTCAAACATGAACGCCCCATGAACCCCACCAACCATGCCTGCCTGGTCACCAAAACTGTAGTCACATAGATCAGCGACTGCAGGACCAGAGATTAGTTTCATGCCTTGACGAATTTCTTGAGTTTACGGTTCTTTTGAGACCTGACGTATGCAGGGAAGGTGTCGTCAATCTCTACAACAGTTGGTTGGTAGAGATAGGTACGTCCATAGGGGTCAAGGTTGTGCTTGATCCTGTCCTCCATACTGGAACGGAACTCCTCGGTGTTGTTCTCCTGGTGCTCATAGGCATCCATCTTCTGCCGCACAGTGTCAGCATCACCAAAGAAACTCCAGTGCCATGAAGCGTCTGCCAGTTTGTATGCATCTTGGTGTGACTGACGGAGTTTGTCAACACTCATTGTCTTCAGTGTCTTGAAGTCACACACTCGTGTGCCCATCCACTGGTCCTCACACTTGACGTTGAGGTAGTAGTAATACAGTGGACCAGTCAGGACGTAGTGGTTAGCAGGATCAAACCACTCATCGATACACTTCAGTGCCTCGGGGTTAGCAATCTCATCTGCATCACTCGTAAGGATGATGTCACTATCCTTTGCCTTACCCAGCAGAGCATAGATTGCACTGTCCTTGTGGAAGCATGCACGTTGGTATGGCAGTGGCAGTTTATAGATATCATCTTCCATCATGCTCCGGTGGTACGGAACGTTCTCCCAGAAGTTCTCTAGCGTTTCGTTGTCATCGATCGTCTCATGATAGATGATCTTGTCTTCCCACTTCTTGAACCGCTTACGGTTCTCTGCGAAGTACATCGGTTTGGGTTTACCGGTGAAGGTAATGTTGGATTCGTTGATAACAAAGTAATCTACTACGTTACCAAGGATGTTCATCCGTAGTTCAAGGAGATCAAGTTCATTATAGAACGTGAACACATCATAGATTGCCATAATTTATATTCAAAGAGAAGCGAACGTTAGTGGAGGGAGAAGAACTTGAGTGGAGTGTTCTGCCATCAAACACAATTATTTTACCACGTTCAGGTTCTTCTGTATGTATTACCTCACCAGATTGATTGAAGAAATAGGTATCTCCATCTGAGTGATTGGGATAATAGAGTGCTACCAGATGAGGACGATCGTCATCAACATGTGCATTGTGGGGGACACCCACAGCGTCAGGTCTAGGGTATTGCAGGGTCATGTGTGCCCTGAACATCTTCTTGTCTGGTAGGTTGATTGCCTTACCAATCTCATCCCACGGGAACTTATAAAAAAAGTCAGACGTTGTGCCCTTGACGTGCAACAACGTATGACTGAAGTAAGGATTCATTTCTTTTCTCAAGGGATGGTCTACGTTGCCGTAGGCACAGTCCTTGAAAAAATAGTAGGGCATCTCATGGCACAGGTTCTCAATCAGTTTCTGATGAGTAACCTTGAGTCTATACCTCGTAACTAAACAAGATGTCTCGTTGTTCATCGGTGTTTGCCCATTCTCCGGTCTTGATGTAGTCCATCAGGACCATCATGTTGATGACAACATCAGTATTATACATCATTTTATAGTTCAGATGCTCACCAATACACACATCGGTACAGTAAAGATCAGTAATTTTATTACTGCAAAGTGCAGCAGCAATACCAAACGTCCCTACTCCAGATGTAGCAACATGTTTTGCTGCCATTAGGGTAGCAAAGTCCTCTGCCACACTCTTAGATTGTACTGTAACCTTTGGATTCCATTTGAGTTCTTCAACGATCGGATTGTGGCAGTCAGGTTCAGTGACGACAATTGCCCGATCAAACTCCTCAAGTAGTGTACGGTAAAAACAGTAAGGATTAGGGACATACTGACCAGGGTTATCAACCCTCTTGTCAAATACATCTCCACTACGAATATGAATAACGAGGCAGTCAGGATCGACATCCACATGCGGGAGCATAAGACGCGGTCCGATATGTTCCTTGCAGAACGCTCGCATCTCCGTATATACTTTGCCAATATCAATCGGGACTTCCCTGAACGGTCCGTCGTAATAAAAGAACTTGCTGGATCCTGTCTGTGGTGTGTCACCAAACTTCTGACTGAAGGTGGGAATGATCTCGTGCTCTAAGGGTTGAACGAACTCGGTGCTGTATGCCTGAGCACACATCAAACCAACAGCACATTGCTGGATGTTGTTACCGAGTCTGCCGTACCAATGAGATAGTTTCATACAAAAATGTTTCTTGCCTCTTCGTCAACACACTCGAAGGGTTTCCATACTGACTCCTTCACCACAGCAGGATCAACCCACCAGTCCTCGTAAGGATTGCCACCATTGCAGACGCTGGCACACACCAGTTGATACCCAAGACCTTCCAGGAACTGACGTGAGTGGTCACGGATGGTATCACCATCCTTGTATGAGTCATGCTCAAAGGTGATGACGCTGGCACGGAAGTCATCGTGGGGGAATGCTTTGAGTGCCTTGAACGTCACCTCAGGAGGTTCACAGTCAACAGAGAAGTAGTCAACACGACCCTGCCACTTCTCTTTAGCAATTGCCTCGGCGTAATCAAACGTAGTGGCGTCTGCTTCATAGCAGTGGTTCTGACGTGCCATGTCTCCATTGAAGACCTCACACATTGATCGCTCAATCTCTACCGAGAACCCACGCCAACCAAACACAGTCTCCAGGAGGAAGGTATTGCTCATGGTCTGGGGGTGGTTGGCACCCACCTCCACATACTTACCATTCTTCTTTCCTTTCAACATGGTCAGGACAAACAGATCCTGGTATGCCTGGGAGAAGTTTTCAAAGACTTTGGTGTGTCCAGAGAAAGGACTCTTCAGGGAGTCTCGTTCATAGTTATAGGTAGTGTTCATGCGCCCTCAAGGTTCTTGCCGATTTGTTGGATGATCCAATTGTAAGTTCGAGAGATACCTTCTTCAAGGGTTTGTGAATAATCCCAACCTAATTTCTCTCGGATTAGATCGTTGTTGGAGTTACGTCCCCGTACACCTGTGTGAGGAACGTCAACATGAATCTTCTGCACGTCTTTACGTGCGACCTTTGCTGCAACGTCAACCAGTTGGTTGATGGTGACCATCTCCTCGGACCCGATGTTGACAGGACCCATGAAGTCGGAGTCCATCAACCGTCGAGTTGCTTCAATGCATTCGTCAATGAACAGGAAGGAACGAGTCTGTAAGCCATCTCCCCACACCTCGATTGCTCCACCCTGGAGCGGGAGGTAAGCGACCTTACGGCAGATCGCAGCTGGTGCCTTCTCTCTTCCACCGTCCCAGGTCCCCTCGGGACCAAAAATGTTATGGTAACGAGCGACACGAACAGGAATACCATAGTTCCTGTTGTAAGCAAAGTAGAGACGTTCAGAGAATAGTTTCTCCCATCCGTACTCTGAGTCTGGTGCTGCTGGGTACGCTGATTCTTCACGGCAGTCAGGATTATCAGGATCGAGCTGGTTGTGCTCGGGGTACATACATGCTGAAGAACTGTAGAAGATCTTCGTAGGTTGTTCTTTCTTAGGACGGTTTGCTTCTGTCCACTCCTTCAGGC